ATCTATCCAACGCTTCGCAAGATTCAACCGCAGATCGTGGCTAGATGGACAGAATCATTCGATAAGATTTTGAAGGAGTGGGGCTAATGGCAACAGGTACAAGAGCATTAACGCTCAAGCTGCTCGCCGATGTCGATAACTTCACTAAGAACCTCGACAAGGCAGATAAAGATGTTGCTACTTTCGGGGATAAAGTCTCAGACTTCGGCAAGAAAGCCGGACTAGCCTTTGCCGCAGCAGGCGCAGCAGCAGTTGCTTATGCAGGCAAGTTAGCCATTGATGGCGTTAAGTCAGCCATTGCCGATGCAGCCGCTCAAGAAAAGTTGGCTCTTACTCTTAAAAATGTAACGGGCGCTACAGACCGCCAGATAGCCGCTACAGAGGATTACATCACCAAGACATCCTTAGCCTTTGGTGTTACTGATGATGACCTCAGACCATCCCTAGAACGCCTTGCAAGGGCTACTGGAGATGTCGAGAAGGCTCAGAAGCTTCAGACTGTAGCCATCGATGTTGCAGCAGGCTCAGGCAAGTCTCTCGAGGCCGTTACTAATGCAATGGCTAAGGCAGCCGAAGGCAATACAGCCGCGCTTTCTAAATTAGGTATTGGACTTACATCTGCTCAGCTGAAGACCATGAGCATGGATCAGATAACAGCCAAGCTTGCAGATACTTTCGAGAACCAGGCATCTACTAAGGCAGACACATTCCAAGGCAAGTTAAACCGTTTGACTATCGCCTTTGATGAAGGCAAAGAGACAGTTGGAGCTTTTATTCTCGATGCCATTACTCCAATGGTAGAAGTCATCGTCAAAAATGTTATTCCAGCAATTCAAGATTTTACTTCTAACCTAGGCGAGAAGCTTCAGCCAGTAATGAAGGTCATCCAACCAATCATTAACGGCTTACGATCTGCCTTTAATTCAGTCCGTGATTCACTCGCTCGCAACAATGAAGAGTTACAGCCTTTCTATGCTTTCATGCAGGCAATCTATAACTTCGCTAAGGACTTCCTAGCGCCTGTTATCGGGGAGACTTTAGGACTAGCTTTCAAGGCTCTAGGCAAGATTCTTTCAACAATCATTGACCAGTTTGCTAATTTCGTAGATAACATTACAAAGATTTATAACACCATCAAGGGCATCATCGATGCTATCAAGGGCGCAGGCTCAGCTGTAGGCAACTTCTTCTCAGGGGCTTCTCTGCAGACCGGTGCTACATCTCCATCGACTCCAATGGCTCCTACTCCAGCGCCAGCAGCGCCTTCAGTTCCTCGCTATATCTATGCAGGAACAGGAACTACAAATATCACAGTTAATGGCGCAATCGATACTGAGTCAACCGCCCGCCAGATCGTGAGTATTCTTAATGACTCCTCAGCTCGAGGAACCCTAGGTGGGGGCTTAATCTACGCATGACCGCCTGGACTCCAACCTATAAAATTCAGGTAGATGGCTATGAAGTAACCGATGTTACCGTTGCCAACCTAACAGTAACTTCTGGCCGTACTGACATCAACCAGCAGCCAGTTGCAGGCTATTGCCAGTTGCAGTTAATTAACTTCAATAACAGCTCTTATGACTTTACAGTAGGAACTAGCCTTTCGGTTCAAGTAACTGATTCAAGTGATACTTTCGTTCCAATTTTTGGCGGTTATATTTCAGACTTTACTATCGCTGTTAACAAAGCAGGCGACCTTGGCTACACCACCACCGCAACCATTACAGCTTTAGGCGCTTTATCTAAATTACCCAAGATTATTGATAACGGCATCTTGTCTCAAGATTATGACGGAGACCAGATTTATAGCCTTTTATCCGGTTATCTTTTAGGCCAATGGAACGAAGTTCCAGCGGCCGAAACATGGGCTACTTATAACCCTACTGAGACCTGGGCTAATGCCGTAAATATCGGCCTTGGGGATATTGACCAACCAGGCGATTACGAGATGATTAGTAGATCATCAAGCAAGACAGACTTGTATTCGCTTTGCACAGATATCGCTACCTCAGCCTTCGGCGTTCTTTATGAAGACTCAAACGGCAATATTGGTTACGCAGACCAGACTCATCGACAAGATTATTTGGCAGCTAATGGCTACACCACCTTGGATGCTAACCATGCAAATGGGGTTGGATTAGCTGCAACCACTCGCGCTGGAGACCTTAGAAACTATTTCAACATCATTTACGACAACAATGGCAACCAGTCTTATGTGGCTCAAGACACCACTAGCCAGTCTCTTTATGGCACCTATGCAGAATCTTATACTTCTAGAATTAAGAGCACAGCGGATGCTGAAGCCTTGGCAGATCGATACATCGAGCTAAGAGCCTATCCTTACCCTAAGTTCCAGAGCATTACCTTTACTCTTGGAAACCCTGAAATTGACGATGCCGATAGAGATGCTCTTATTAACATCTTTCTGGGTCAACCAGTCTGGATTCAGAACCTACCGCCTAACATCACCGGCGGGTCATTCCAGGGTTATATTGAAGGCTGGACATTCAGAGCAAGCCTTAATAACCTAAGCCTGACTTTCAACGCTTCTCCGATAAGTTTCTCCCAAGTTGCGGTAAAATGGGAACAGGTAAATGCAGCGGAGACATGGAACACAATTAACACCAGCCTAACCTGGCTAGATGCGATAGGAGTAGTAGCGTAATGGCAACAACAACCACGAACTTTGGGTGGGATATCCCTCAGTCGACAGACCTTGTAAAGGATGGCGCTACCGCTATTGCTGCACTTGGCCAAGATATCGACACAGCCTTAGTCGACCTTAAGGGCGGAACAACAGGACAGGTATTAGCCAAGGCATCAGGAACAGACCTCGATTTCTCATGGGTTGCTCAAGATGACTCAAACGCTATTCAGAACGCTATTGTCGATGCTAAGGGTGATCTCATTTCTGCAACCGCAGCTGATACACCAGCGCGCTTAGCAGTTGGCACAAACGGACAGATTCTCACAGCAGATTCAACAACATCAACAGGCCTTAAGTGGGCTACGCCTGCAAGCGGCTCAGGATTTACATTCATCTCTAGATCAACTTTCTCAAATGTGGCTACAGCTGATATTGATAACATCTTCAGCAGCACTTATGAGACTTATCAAATCATCATTGAGACTTGCTATGGGACAAATGTAAGCGATGATTTATTGATTCAGTTGCGTTATGGAACAAGCACAGAAACCGCTGGTTACTATGGCAAAACCGCATCGTTGAATACCACTTATGCGGTAACAAATAATGCTAATGCTTCTTCAATTCAAGCTATGGACAATATCCGTAACTCTGCAAGCCAGGCATCATGTGCTTCTTTCTATATTAACAATGTCGGTAACGGCAGCCGCAACCCACAGGGTTACCTCTTTGGACACTCAGGAGAGCAACTAAGCACCAACGCAGCGAGCTTCTACAATGTAACTGCTCGCGAATATACAGGGCTTAGATTCTCAGCTTCAGCAGGAAACTTAACCGCAAACATCTCAGTCTATGGATTGGCGAAAGCATAATGACACTTGAAAACATTTACATTCTAAATGCTGAAACTGGTGAAGAAATCATTCGCCCTATGACAGCGGAAGAACAAGAGGCTAGAGATGCTGAAGTTGCAGCAGTAGTTGCAGCAAAGGCAGCAGCCCAGGCAGAGAAAGAAGCCCTAGAAGCCAAGAAGCTTGAAGTCTTGGAGAAGCTAGGACTTACCGCAGAAGAAGCTGCTGCTCTATTGGCATGACCCCAAAGTTATGCAAAGCCGGACAACAGTTAAGGCTTCAGATAGATGATACTTACCCAGATCGAGATAGAACCTCGGATGGGTGGATTGGCGATGTGCGTCATTCAGCGCGTACTTCTGACCACAATCCTGATTCAAAAGGTATCGTGCGAGCCATTGATATTGACCGGGATTTGGCTGGGAAGAAAAAGCCCGACCTCATGCCTGACCTTGCTGATCAGATTCGACTCTGCGCAAAGTCTGACAAGAGAATTAGTTACATCATCTTCAATGGCAAAATCGCATCATCTCGCATGGGTTGGCGCTGGCGAAAGTATTCTGGAGTCAATCCGCATAACCATCATTGCCATATCTCTTTCAGCTCGAAGGGCGATACAGATGGTTCGTTCTTTAATATACCCATGATAGGCGGCACTAAATGAATATGAAGCATCCAGCAATAGTCTCACTTGGAGCGTTCCTAGCAGTATGGGGAACAACCTCTAACTTTGCTCTTGACTATCGTTCAATTCTCGGCTCTATAGTT